GTCTATCAAACCATATCTTAACAGGATTAACAACATTCATTACCAAGAGGCTGCTTTGTGGTCTAAACAACTTGGCATGGCTGGTCGTGTAGACGTTATTGCGGAATATGAAGGTGAGTTGGCAGTTATTGACTTTAAGACTGCATCCAGACCAAAATCCAGAGATTCCATCATGGATTATTTCTGGCAAACTACTGCATACAGTCTCATGTATGAAGAACTAATTGGAATTCCTATAAATAACCTAATCATCATCATGGCCGTGAAAGATTCTGAACCATTGATTTTTAAGGAAAAGACAAGCGACCACATTGACGGTTTAGTTGAAGCAATTCATTATTACCAGAAAACGCTTGCCAAGAATTAAACTTTCTGATAGGATACGAGACATGAAAAAACTTATTACTATTCTACTACTGTCATCTCTAGCAACTGTTGCTTCGGCACATTGCTGTTATCGTCAGACATATCACTGGGGCGGTCCTAGTGTCGGTTGGGTTCCATTGGCTGCAGGTGTTGTCATTGGTGCCGAACTTGCATCACAACCTAGATATGGTACTGTAATCGTTGAACAACCACCTGTATATGTACAACAACCAGTTGTTCAAGCACCACCACTAGGTTATCACTGGCAAGAAATGATTGACCCTCAAACAAACACTAAAAAGATTGTATTGGTACCAAATCAATGAAAGTCAAAAAATTAGTTCAAAAATTAAACCGTGCCGAGTTTCAACATAATCTCGACAAGGCAAAGAAACTCTGGATGAAATTGTTAAAGAAATCATTCAAAGGTAAGCACACCGAATCGGTGCGCTAATAATGATAGTAAACTTGGTATAAGAAAAGTGTTCTGGACGGCGGTTCGATTCCGCCCATCTCCACCAAAAGCATACTCCCTTGGGAAGTGGTTACCTGAGTGAGCGTTAGGACCGACATGACCAATCGGGAGTTCTTGGTAGTGTGCTTTTGATGGGGATGACCAGGTTTCGACAGGGTAAAGAGTAAGATATTCAGGCTATCCGTCAGAGTTGACGTAAACACTAAATCAAAAATAAACGCAAACGATGAACGTTTCTTGATGGCTGCGTAAGCACCGTCTGGGGTTTCGCCAACTGTCCTTATTAACCAATCAGTTGGCATTTAATTTTAACTTAAAGGAGTTTTTTAATGAAGAAGTTAGTTCTATTGGCCACTTTGATGGCTGCATTTGGAGTTGCATCGGCCGTTGAAGTTGGTGTTAATGGTTCTATCGACAACTACAGCAAGAATGACCGCACTGGTTATGGTTTGACTGTTGGCCAACATTTTGGCAAGTTCAGTGTTACCGCTGAAGCTGACCGTGAAGCCAAACGTGATTTGAACAAGTTCAGCGCAGTCGCTGGTTATGATGTTTTGACTTTGGGTTCAGCAACTTTGACTGCTAAGGCTGGTCTAGGTTACTTGGACAAGACTGGTGTTAAAGGCAATGAGCACTATGTTGCTCTAGTTGGTGCAGGTGTTTCTGTTCCAGTTACTAAATCATTGGCTTTGACTGTTGATTATCGTTATCAAGACGGTGACCGTAAAGTCAAATTGTATGACGGCAATACTGTTGCTGTAGGTGCAAAGTACTCTTTCTAAGAGTCCTATAAGTTTCGGTGGGTTCTTACAAAACCCACCTTTTTCAACTGGAGAATTCAATGCGAAGTAAACTCATACTTGTAGCAGTATTCTTTTCAGCAATCATCTTGATGGTTTCTTGTATCAACGTTGATACTTATAACCTGCCTTTTAAGACCACTTACAATGCGTTACCTGATGACACTAAAGTCCAAGTAACTTGTTTGGCACAAAATATTTACCATGAAGCCGCTTATGAACCTATTGAGGGTCAGAAGGCCGTTGCTTTCGTAACTATTAACCGTGTGCAATCTGGATATGCAGACACTATCTGCTCCGTGGTCAAACAGAAGACTGGTAAGACCTGTCAGTTTTCTTGGTATTGCGAAAAGAAGAATGGAAAGGGCTTGCCAATCCATGACGAGAAGTTATATAATGAAATTTTGGAACTCGCTACAAACTTAATTGTAAACTACGAGAGGCAGAACGATGTTACTGAAGGTTCGACATACTATCATGCGGATTACGTCCATCCTGGATGGCGTCACTTGGAGAAAGTCAAACAAATCGGAAGACACATCTTCTACCGTTCCGAAAGAGACTCAATTGATAGAAACAAGGAAATCATTTAACATGGAAAACCAAGATTCACATATGAAAATTGTTGTTACCTCATTGGTGTGTATCACCATTATTGTTGTATCGGTAATCATTAGTGGTTATTTGTCAAATACAAATGATCGAAACAACATGGCAAAGAACATGGACACCGCCATTCAAAAAGGTATTGACCCTATCTCTGTTAAGTGTGCATATGCAACACAAGCAGATAACCTTTGCATGGTTTATGCATTGAAGGTCAAATAATGCCCACTAAAGATGAAATTCGTGAATTCTCTCTGAAAATTGCGGAGATTGCTGAAGAATATAATATTCATTGTATGGATGCAATCATTCAATACTGTGAAGAATCAGGTATTGAAATTGAGGTGGCTGCCACCTTGATTTCATCACACCTTAAAGCAAGAATCCGTGAAGAAGCACAATCAGTTAATCTGATTAAAAAGTCGAGTCGGTTACCTATTGTATGATATAATATTCATCCGGTTTTCTTTTTAATTTGGAAGAAATGTTGGACTTTGTACAGTTCATAAATTCGGCCGCTGATGTTACTGATTCAAATAATCCAAAAGGTGTCATTATTCTTTTTCTCTTTTTCGGTATAGGTTTGCCTTTTTTCGAATTTGATAAATTCTGTTTATGGTGTTCTGAAAAAATCATCCCTTTTCTACCGTTTGAAATATTAGTTTTATGTTCCGAACTTTTTGGTCCTAACATTTTTTTGATAGAATTCTCCGTGTGTTTAAAACCTAAATTGAAACCTTTCATTCCCTTATTCCACGGAGATTTGTTATAGTGGATACTATTCATACCTGAAATTTTATTTAAGGTTTCTTGTGTATGTTTGTAATTCTCTACACCATCACCTCCATCGGTTTTATTTCTTAATATTCCTGTGCCTATGTCAATTCTACCATACCATCTTATCATTCGGCGTTCCAAAGCTAGTGCTCCAACTTCAGTTAAATTACATTCAACAATTATGACTCGTGATTTGTCTTTTGGTGGCTTAATTTCTTTTTTAGATTTTAACCAAGCTCGTGTTTTTTGACCTTTTCCAAAATAATATGGTGTATTATCTGGACGTAGATATGCATAAACATAAGAACCGGGTGGTGTGTTGGTTTTGGAATAAATATCCATGCTGACATTCCTTTACAATGTTAGAGTAGGTGCGAACGGCTAATTCGGTGACCTACACTTATTTATAATAGATATGACAGAAAATACTGGTTTCGAAGCGTACAAACTTTATTCTGCAATGAAGTTACACTTCACCTCTAAATCCTATGATTATTTCCGATACAACGGAAAAACTAACGTGTCACAGGATAACTTTTTAAAGAATAAAGCAAAATATCAATTCTACAAATTGTCCCGTAAGTATTCACTGGACGAATTGCGTAACTTTTATTTGGCGAATTTCATTTATGGCAGTTCAACATGGGTTGGTGAAATGACTGGACCTGAGGGTGAAGTGGCATACAAAAAGTGGCAAAAGATTAACCAGAGCTTGACATATGTCTTTGAAAATGATATACTTGGTCTTATTGGAAATGATGCGCCAGAACAAATGTTGATTGTCAATGATGGTCAACATCCAACTTTACTCCGTGAGGTTATGTCTGGCACTATCTCTATGGAAAGTTTGTGTATACTTAATGATATTATGAACTTCTTTCCCATGTGGGACCGTAAAATCAATGATGATATTATCTGGCCCAATTGGCGATTGAAATGTGAAAAGTATACACCTTTTATCCAATACGATAAAGTTAAATTCAAAAATATACTTAAAGAAGTGATTATAGAACATGCCTAAATTTACCAAAATCTACCTTGATATGGACGGTGTAATTGCCGATTTTCATAAACGATACCATGAAATCCACAATACAAGTCCATCAAGTGATGATGCTCGTAAAAGGTTTGGTCAACGTTTTGCTAACTTTATTCAAAACAAAGAATTTCAGAACCTTGATCTGATGCCTGATGCTAATGTATTGTTGACTTATCTTAATCGTTGTGGTGTTCCTGTAGAGATTCTATCTTCTACTGCACGACCAGTAAACAATGCTGAAATTTCTCGTCAAAAAGAAATCTGGCTTGGTAAACACAACATCAACTATCCTGCAAATTTTGTACCAGGTAAAGCACTAAAGTACAAGTTTGCCGATGAAAATTCCATTATCATTGATGACACTCAATCTGTTATCGATGATTGGAACAAAGCAGGTGGTACTGGCATTCATCACCATGATGCCTTGACAACCATCTCCATATTAGATACACTCCTGCGTGTATAAATATGGTTATATTATGTACAATGTGGACAATCCGTTTTAATTTTAATACTCCGTTTTATAAGGAAATAATATGAGTTCATTTGCAAACCTCAAACGTCAATCTGGCAACTTGGATAAGCTTGCCAAAGCAGTCGAAGCATTAAATTCTAATGCCGCTACCGACAACAAAGACAACTATTGGAAACCAGAAGTAGACAAAGCAGGTAATGGTTCTGCCGTTATCCGTTTCTTGCCTGCGCCAGCAGTTGATGGTGATGATGCGTTGCCTTGGGTTAAGATTTTTGGTCACGGCTTCCAGGGTCCTGGTGGCTGGTTGATTGATAACTGCTTGACAACCAAGAATCAACAATGTCCTGTGTGTGAACACAACAACAAGTTGTGGAATTCTGGTATTGAAGCCAACAAAGAAATCGTCCGTAAGCAAAAACGTAAGTTGAATTACATTGCTAACGTGTATATCGTTTCTGATCCTAAGCATCCAGAGAA